ACCGGGCTAATCAGCTTCAGCCGTTGCAGTCACTGATGGGGACAAGCCAGACTGCGGCTAACACGCTTGGCAATGCAGCAGGCAACTATGCACAAGGCGCTGGTGAGGCTTACATGGGCGCGGGCAATGCTCGTGCCTCTGGCTACATTGGCGGTGCAAATGCTTTGGTTGGTGCCATCAATCAAGGTTTGAATATGTATCAGGATCAGCGGTTCTTGAACAGTATGAAACCTTTTAACCCAAACCCAACTGGCTATACCCCAGGCGGAAGTTACGCCTCCAACTTGCCGGATAACCGTGACATTGGAGGATATTAAATCATGCCAATTGATCCAAGAATCGCAATGGGCTTCCAGCCCACCGTCCAACTTGAGTCCCCGCTGAATCAATACGCTAAGTTTCAGCAGATTCAGAGTTCACAACAAGCCAATGAGCTTGCCAAGATGCAAATGCAGGAGTACCAGCGGGGCTTGCAGGAGCAGGAAGATTTCAGAAACATGCTGTCTGCTGCTGATGTCAGCACACCAGCAGGTCGATCAAAACTGTTGTCTGCTGGCAAGTCCGGAGTTGAGTACGTCAAAGGTCTTGAAGCCATTGAGCAAGGTCGTACAACGCAAGCAAAGAATCAACAAGAGTTAATAAAAGCTGCATTTCAAAATTCAGCTTCTGCATTATCGCAAGTCAACAGTTTTGCAGATGCAGAGAAATACATTAAAAGCATTTACGCCGACCCTGTGATCGGCGAGTTCCTGCGCAGCAAAGGTGCAAGCCCTGAAAGCGCACAAAAAAAATTGCTGAAGATTGCAACTGGGCCAGATCCTGAAGCTCAGTTCAACCAATGGAAATTTGAAAACGCATCAGGTATTGAAGCCGCCCAAAAACAATTTGGACCGCAAGTAATTAACACGGCTGGAGGTGTTCTTCAGTACGACCCAAGGACCGGGGCTACAAAGATTGTCCCGGGCACCAGCCCTGCGGATCGTCCAATGACACCAGCTGAGACTGACAGAAGTTCTATTGCTCGCCAAAGTTTAGAACTTAAAGCTGCCGCGGCTGAAAACAAGCCTGCTGTCAAACCACTAACAGAAGCGCAGCAAATTAAATTAAAAGAAACCATTGCAAAAGATAGGCAAGTTGTCTCTTCAATAGAATCGCAAGAAGCAACGATGAACTCTGAGATTGAGAGGTTGCTAAAGCATCCCGGCCTTAAAGGAATTACAGGTTACACAGGGATGATCCCATCTTTGCCAGCTAGTGAAGCTGGAGCAGCTGAAAATATTTTGGAAGGCATTAAAGGAAAAGTCAAAACTCTTGGCCGTGAGCTTGCCTCCCAATCTGGCAAACTTGGCAACATGGCGGTGCAAGAATGGAAGTTTGTATCTGATGCCGTTGCAGCTCTTGACCCAAGAAGTAAAGACTTTCCGAACCAGCTGAAGTTGGTTCAAGAAGCAATGAAGGGTCTAAAAGATAGAAGCCTCGCAAAGTTTGAGGAAACTTACCCTGATCTTGCTGCTGACAATGTTCCTGAAAAGCCAGCAAAACCGGAAAACCGGCCATCTCTAGATGATATTTTTGGAGGCAAAAAGAAATGAATGCTTCTGTTCAAGAAAAAATCAACAAAGCAAGAGATGCTGGATACAGCGACGATGAAATTGTCCAATTCCTTGGTCAAACTCCAGACTTTGGGCCTAAGCTAAAAACAGCCATCGACGCTGGTTACAAGTCAAATGAGATCTTGGGGCATTTGTCTCAACCTGCTAAAGTTGCTCCTAGTGAAGGAATGCCTTCAACAAGACGCTTTGATTTTGCTACAGCGACCCCAGAGGAAAAAAGGCAAGTTGTTAGGCAATCTATTGCCGGTGGAAATCCAGTTGCCAACGTTGTTGGCGGGGGAGTGCGTGGAGCGGGCTCAATTGGCGCAACACTGATTAGGCCATTTGAGTCCGCAGAAGAAAATCAGCAACGACGCGAATCGATGACTTCTGCGCTTCAGCAACTTGGCGCAAAACCGGAATCATTTGGCTTTCAGGCTGGAAAACTTGGTGGTGAAATTGCTGGCACAGCGGGCCTTGGAGGTGGAATTGCAAACGCATTGCGCGCAGTCCCTGGCGCAACGACAGTCGCTCCAAACTTCATAAACGCACTCAGAACAGGCGGTTTCGGCGCAGGAAAGATTGCACCATCTGTTGCTGCTGGGGCAACTGTTGGCGGCGCTACAAGTGGCCTCATCAATCCAGAAGAAGCTGGGACAGGGGTGCTGGTTGGCGGAGGGCTCCCACTGGTCGGCAAAGGTGTACCAGCAGTTGTGGGCGCTGTTACTCCAAACGTTGTAAAGGAGGCATTCGCAGCAGGCAAGAAAAACGCAACTGCATTTATTGACAATCTTCGCAAGAATGTTCCAACTGATGATGTTCTTGAAACATTGAAAAATGGCATTTCGCAAATGCGGGACGATGCATCTGCGGCATATGTCACATCAAAAACCGGTTGGGCAGCAGATAGAACTCCGTTAGATTATGCAAAAGTTGATGCAGCTATCAATAAAATTGATAGCTCAATAACTCATGCCGGCAAATCAATGATTGGCGCTGATGAGCAAAAGATTGTTTCAGAAGCAAAAAATGTTATCCAGCAATGGAAAACAGATCATCCTGTGCCAACAGCGATTGATTTAGATGCATTGAAAAGGCGATTGGATAGCATCTATCCAGAAAGTTCAAAACAAACTCAAGCAAAAAGAGCGCTTTCAGAGTTTGGATCTTCTGTAAAGCAAACCATCACTGATAGCGTACCTGGGTACAAAGATGCTATGAAGGCATATGAAACTCAGACGAAATTGGTTAGAGAAATAGCTGATGCTCTTGGCGGCGGTGACAAGATCAAAAAAGAGGCTGCGCTGAACAAGATCATGCAGGCTCTTAAAGAGTCCCCAGCTGGCGACTATAAGCAGGCATTGCTTGGACAACTTGAAGCTCAGACTGGGCAACAATTGAGGCCTGCAATTGCTGGGCAATTGATGTCTGATGTTATTCCAAAATCTCTTTCTGGCCGAGGGGCACTTGGGCTTGGTGGATTTGCTGCAATGACAAATCCTTTGGCCCTCGCTGCGCTTCCGCTAACATCTCCACGGTTGGTTGGTGAGGCTGCTTATGGCGCAGGCCGGGCTGCAAGCGTATTGCCAAGCATTTCACAACGATTCCCGGTTGGAGCCAATGCTCTTGCAGGATTGTTCAGGACATCTACGCCGACCCAGCAAATGATGGTTAACGCACTAAGTCAAAACCAGTAACAGGACCCAACCATGGAATCGCAACTCATCTTTAACATTGCCGTCAGCCTTGCTGGTTTTTTTGGTGGTTGGATCCTGAGCCATATCTACAGAGCAATTGAACGTATGGATACCGACATCCGATCAATGCCTGCTCGATATGTGCGGCGCGATGATTACCGCGATGATATGGGCGAGATTAAGACTTTGCTCGGCAAGATCAGCGACAAATTGGACCACAAAGTGGATAAACCATAATGCTTACGCTCATCAGCACCATTTTTTCGTTCTTGGCCGGCGGCTTGCCTAAGTTCTTGGATTTCCTCCAAGATCGCATGGACAAAAAGCAAGAGATAGAACTTGCAAGGATGCAGATTGAGCGTGAGTTACAGTTGCGAAGGCTTGGCTTTGATGCCCAGGCGCGACTTGAGGAAATCCGAAATGTGCAACTTGAAATGGAAGCCGCCAATCAACAGATCCAGGCTCGGATCGGCGCTCAAGTTGAGGAAACCAAATCCATTTACATCCACGATGTGGCCTTGCAAGACGGCACTAGTCAATGGGTGCGGAATCTACGGGCCAGTGTCCGGCCCACGATAACTTACGGGTTCTTCTTGCTTCTGGTCTTGATCGACATCGGGCTGTTCGTGCATGGCGTAAGAGCTGGGGCCTCGTTTGATACCTTGGCGGCCCAGTTGTGGGACGAAGGCACCCAGGCTTTGTTTGCGTCTATAATAAGCTTCCATTTCGGAGGAAGGGCTTTTGGCAAATGAGCATCGGCGTTTACTCAATAACGAACAAGCAAACGGGGCAGATGTACATTGGTAGCAGTAAAGATTTAAAGAAGCGTTTGATTAATCAACGTTCTTTTTTGAAAACTGGCCATCCTTGCGTAATTGCAGCCCTTAAAAATCAAAAGATCAACATTGAGGATTTTGATTTTTGTATTTTGCTTGAAACAAAAACTGTTGAAGAAGCAAAAGAGGCAGAAATGGCTCTATTGCATAGTCTTGATGCTGATAAGTTGTATAACAAATCATTGCATTGGAATGGGTCAACTGGAACAAAACGCGACCATGACGTGTATTCAATTGGCGCGAAAAAGCAATGGTCGGATCCAGTTCAAAGGGCTAAAAAAATGCAAGCAATGAAGGGAAAGCGTCAAGTGATGACTTGTCCTCACTGCAATGTGCAAGGGGGTGGTGGAAACATGCGAAGGTATCATTTTGATAAATGTAAAACCCTAAGCAAATGAAGATCTCCAAGGCAGGGATTGACCTCATCAAACACTTTGAGGGAGTCAGGCTCAAGCCCTATAAATGCCCTGCCATGCTCTGGACTGTTGGCGTTGGGCACGTGATGTATCCTGACCAGCATCACTTATCAATGGATGGGCGACGGCACTTTCCGCTGAAGCCAGAGCATAAACGTAGTTTTACCGAGGCCGAAGTCAATGAACTTCTACGAGACGACCTTTATCGTTTTGAATCGGGCGTGGCAAGACTATGTGGAGCAAACCTGCCGCAACGTCAATTTGATGCTTTGGTTAGCTTTGCCTTCAACCTCGGTTTGGGGGCGTTGCAAAGATCAACCCTCAGAAAAAAACTGACCCGAGGCGACATTAGAGGCGCAGCGGATCAGTTCTTAAGGTTCAGCATGGCAGGCGGTAGAGTCCTGCCGGGACTGCAACGGCGCAGAGTCGCCGAGCGGTCCCTGTTCCTAGGGCATCAAGTAAATGCCAAAGAAGATTGATAGGGTAAGAACTACAAGCAACAGCCTTGCGATAAGCGAGATCATGCGGTCTTCTCCACAAGTACAGTTACGACCCTGACAACAGTTTCCATTGCAACTCATATCTCTTCCCCTTGTAGTCGTTTAGCCACCAAAGTTGCGTACCCTGCTACATCTACCCAGTTGTCGTCATAGTTCTCATCGCCATTGATGATTCTAGCGATCTTGTGGCAAATCATGTCTAGGGCCTCTTGCTGGTCTGCTTGAAGCAGTTTGCCTCGGCGCTTCAGATGTATGTTGATCGTAAATTTAAGGTCTTGAGAGACCTCGGCGTGTTTTGCAAAGACCCCGTACCGGCTGCCGCGTTCTTGCAATGTGTCGTCAATATCTGCCACAATTTCCCCTTGATTGATTATCCAAAACGGTATTTGATTGGTGTACCTAGCTGAAAGACGCTGTTCACCATCTTTGCTCTCTTTGCTTTGTACCTGCGCTGGTTTTCAGCCTTCGATGGGATTGGTGCAGGCTTGTCTTTTTTGTCCCCAATAGCGTAAATCGGCCTCGGGTATCGCCTAGCATTTTCTCCGTCTAACGTCCAGCCTTGAATGTAAACCCTTTTAGGCTTTGTCACGCTGGCCTTCATTAAGCGTCCAAGAATTGCGCCGCTCTTGTTTTTTGTTGTCCCGATGGCTGCGCATATTTCCACCGTTGTCATTGGCCCAAGCTCTGCCAGCGCCTTGAGCATCTCCTCGCCTCTTCCCCACTTCAGTCCCATTTTGGTTTCCTTTAAAAATGGCGGGGGCGCTGGGCGAACCCAGCTTACCTCTACGAGACCCCCAAAAACTTACAGCAGCTTGTCGATTTTCTTTTCAAGAGTAGCGTTGCGCTGCTCGATCATGTACTTGCCGACTTGCTCGGCAGTCATCAGGCCCTTGTCAAACTGCTCGCAGGCCCAGAGCACTTCCCAGCCGTCAATCTCGGCACCGTCCATATCGGCCAGAGCCTTGGCGCGAGCGGCTTCGTAACGGGCTTCGGTTGCTTCTTGCTTGCGAAAGTAGTTGTTCAAGTCGGTGTCGTTGGAGCAAAACATTTGGAGATCCGGTCGTTTGGTTGCGATGTGTGTATTGTGCATCGGCTACATTGCAATGTCAATTACTTTATGGAACGGCTTTACAACAACGTCTGTTTCCCGCCCTCTTCCAGCCAGCAGCTCGCGCATTCTTGCCTCTGTTTTGATGTGACATTGCAACATCGTCCTAGCGGGGAGGGTGCGAATTGCTTCGGCGTAGTCCTCAAGCACAGCTCTGATAGCAGCAATGCCCTCTCCATTCAGCCTCAAGACTTTGTGCGTTTTGTACCGCTCTCCCGCCTCTGCCAGGGCTTTCACAGCGTCATTCAGTAGCCCGCTAGCATCTAAGCACGCGCCCATTTCCGCCAAGGTCTCCATCATGTTCACAGCATCCGAGCAAACTATCCAGTCGTGGAAAGTTGGATTCTCTGACTGTTCCAGCGACCTCAGCCCTTCGTACATCTTGAGCAGTTGCCACTGTTGTTTTGCTGCTGGCATTGGGTCGGTGCCGCTTGCCATGAGAACGTCCCAGTGCGTGTAGGTTGCTCTTGTCTGCTTATGCTTTCTCATTTTTGAACCCCATGATTTGATTCTTCGCGTCTTCGGCACCCTTGCTGACTATGACAAGGTGCCCAACTCCGCGCAAGTACGCTATCCAGTCCGTTTGTTCTGGGCTGACAACGCCACCCTTTTGCCTCTTCATCTCAATCCACATCAGCCACTCGGGGATGAAAAGATCAGGCACTCCGGAAGCTACGCCTTCCACCTTAAGCCTAGCGGCTGTGGCAATGCTCCTGGCGCCACCGTTGGGAATAGCAAAGATACGAACGCCTTTGTGAGTCTGGCGGAACCAGCTAACGAACTGGCGCTGTTCTTCGTGTTCTGTTGGGATGATCAAAATGGGATCTCCTCTGCCCATTCCGGACACTCGTTGAATGCGTGAGTAAACTCATCAGGCGGTTTCATGTCAAACAACGAGCACCATCCGTCGTCTTTGTAGTTGTCGCAAGTGTGACAGCACCTCGGCACGGGTTCTTTTTTTCTAGCTCTGAACAAAATTACAGATTGCGGTTCTGGCGGTCTCATTTCCATTCCCTCCGAATTACTCTGAAGAACTTTCCGTCTTTTTTGTACTCAATCCATGATGGGGGACGTGAACCCTTCATTGACGCTACTGCCTCGTCTAGGCCCTGCGCATTCGTTTCAACACCAGCTTGCCGGGCGATTGTTACGAAGTTCTGAGCAGCCTTCTGGCCTGCGTAACCATCGTGCAAGACGGGTAGGTACTCAGTCACTGGCGCGTCGCTCAGGCCCCCGTAGTAGGTCACAGCCAGCATTTCCTTCCCGCTGGTGCGGCTCAAATGCTTACGCCATGACCAACTGGTGACCTCAAGCTCCAGCCCATCGATCCCCATAATGTCGTCCAGGTGCAGCACCAAATCTTTCTTTGCTGGAGGCGGGAAAGGATTGCCGCAAGCCGGACACTTCAACGCAGAGATTGCACAGAGTTCATCGCAGTTGTCGCATACTTTGACGGGCGCTTCTCCATTGCCAGACCCTGCCTTCTTAGGCGGCTGTACGTTGGTGATGGGGCCATGCGTACTCACCACCCCAGCAAAGTCCAGCACCATGCAATGGTCGGTGTGGCTCTTTGGGCGCAAGCCACGGCCTGCCATTTGAACGTAGAGACTGGCGCTCATGGTTGGGCGCAGCATTGCAATCAGGTCAATGTCTGGGTAGTCAAAGCCTGTCGTTAGCACGTTCGCGTTTGTCAGTGCCCTGATTTCTCCGGCTTTGTAACGAGCCAGAATGTTTTCTCGCTCCGCTTTCGGCGTCTCACCCGTCACACACTCCGCAACGATGCCGTTCGCATTAAGTTCATCGGCAATAGCTTGGGCGTGCTTTACACCAGCACAGAAGACCAGCCACGCTTTGCGATTGACAGCCTGCCAGATGATTTCTTCTACAGCCGATTTATTGTTTGAATCCGTGTTAACTGCGGCTTGCAGCTCTGACTCGATGTATTCACCGCCCCTCTTGTGTACGCCGGCGACATCTAATTTGGACGTGGTTACTTTTGACCGTAATTGCGACAGATGCCCTTTATGAATCAGTTCTTCAATGCTTACTGGCTCAATCAGGTCATCAAACAACGCAGGCTTGTCAGTGATAAGGCCGTGCCCTAAACGGTAAGGCGTAGCTGTCAAACCAACAACTCGCATCGCTGGGTTGATAGCCTTCAGTTCAGCCAGAAGAGACCTGTACCCGCCTTCTTCTTTGTGGTTCACGAGGTGGCACTCGTCAATCAACACCAAATCGATGTGGCCCAGCTCCTTAGACTTGTTGCGTACTGACTGAATTCCGGCGAACGTAATAGGCTCGCCAAGTTGCTTTTTCCCAATGCTCGCGCTATAAATACCCATTGGCGCTCCTGGCCAATGGAGTCGCATTTTCTCCGCGTTTTGCTCAATCAGCTCCTTCACATGGGTGAGCATCAAAACACGGGTCTCGGGCCAGTTCTGCAAAGCGTCTTTGCACAGAGCAGCAACGATATGGCTTTTGCCTGAGCCTGTGGGAAGCACCAAACAAGGATTGCCTTCGTGGCCAGCGGCAAACCATTGATACAACTGATCAATAGTGCGTTGTTGGTAGTCGCGTAGCTTCATTTAGCCCCCGAGGAATCTGTAGGCTGTTGCCGCTTGGAGCGGGACTTGGGCGTTACCCAATCCTTTAAGACGGTGAACCCTATCGGAAACCCCATCATCCATTCGATCCACAACGGATTCAACTTTCCACCAACTTGGCTCGCCAAAGTCGGCGTATTCCGTTTGGTTTCGCTCTGCGCGTTGGTTTCCTTGGCGTTGTGTGCCGTTGGAGTCGGCCACATTTGACGACCAACAATCGTTTCCAGATTCGGAAATCGTTTGCTGTCCCATGCTGATGCTGGAGTTATCGTTGCCGCCATTGCTGCGTTTGCCCTTGGCGTTGGCAAGTAAAAACCATCGGTCTCTCTTATGATTTGCTCCGACATCGGATGCGCGAAGGCAACACCATCTTGCGTCATACCGCATCGAGGCCAAGTCCCCAAGTACGGTTCCCAACCCATTACTAAGGATTGCTGATACGTTTTCCAAGAACAATTTTTTTGGTCGTACCACGCCAGCAATCCGCAAAACTTCTCGGTAAAGACCAGATCGGGTTCCATGAGATACGCCTGCCTGCTTTCCAGCAACGCTAATGTCTTGGCAAGGGAATCCTGCATGTATGCAATCCACTTTTCCGGCGTACTCGGATGGATCAAACAATTGAATGTCCCCTTCCCACACTTGCAATCTTGGGAACCATCCATCCGCGGCCCGTTCTCTGAGAACTTGGCAGGCATATCCATCTCGCTCAACAGCGATAACTGGCGTGTGCCCGAGGATAAGGTCTGCAAGCAGTCCTCCGCCGTGCCCGGCAAATAGGTGCATTGTTTTGGTTTCATGCTTCACC